TCTAGACCTCTCATAAAATTCTTTTTCTTTGTAGGATCAGAGGCAATTTCTTCTATTTTATTAGGAACAGCTTCTGCTATTGCAGAAAGATTTGATCCTACACCTTGAACAAAAGCGGATGCGGAATCTCCTATACTAGATAAAGCAGATCCTGCAACATTTCCTACATTAGATAAAGCTCCCATTATATCAATAGAAAACTTACCATCTTTAGTTTTAATTACTTCTTGTTCATTAACTACTTCTTCATCTTGTTTTATACCCGGTGTTAAATATTCTTTACCATCTTCTCCAATATAAGTTTCTGGACCTGAATACTTTTTAATATCCATTTCGGATTCTTTAGAAGTAAGATAACCTTTATCTCTCATAGATTTTAGTTCTGCTTTATCCGATTCAGTAAATTTACTTTCTTGATCTTTACTAAAAGATAATTTTTGAGGACCTTCATCTGTTTGTGCAAATTCTAAAGCCATTATATCTCCTTAAACTCTACATCGAGTTTATTGTAATCTACCATTAGATAACCTTCATCATTAACAATAGAAGCATGAGGAACTTGATGAGCCATAACACCTTGGTATTTTTTATCATCGCCTTTATACTTAAATGTGTAAATGTTAATTCCTGATGGAGATTTACCAATTAAATTAATATCATCTTTTAATCTTATGTCAGAGTTATAAGCTGTGAATGCTCCTGCAACTTGACCAAAGGTACTTGGTCCAGCTACTGGTGTTCCAACTGATCCTGATCTTTCTTCTCCATAACTTCTTATAGGAGCTCCTGATAAAGCACCAATCATTTGTTTAACTTGTCCACCTGCATATTCTCTTTCTTCTATAAAGTCACGATATCCTTCTGCAAGTCCAGCTTGTTGTATACCACGAGCTTGAGTTCCGAAGCCAGCAAGTCCTGCTGCTGATTGTCCTAAAGCTCCTATTTGAGATTGAGCAGATTGTAATTGTGCTGCTCTATCTTGCATAAATCTACTTGCACCTGATTCAAAACCAGCTTGTCTTAATCTTGCTGATGTATCTCCTACTGTATCTAAATATCTTTCTCTTCCTAATACATTTTCTATGCCTTGTCTTTCTCCACCAAAAGCTCCAGCACCAATAGCTTGTGCAGTCATTCCTTTTTGAGTTTGACCATAAGCTTCTTGTAAATCTCCTAAAGCTCCTGAGATAACTTGATTCTCATAAGGATTAGCATAAGTGGCAGCAGTATTAGCATCATAAGTTTGAGCACCTATTGCAGCAAGTTGTCCTGATTGAGGTAAAATTTGATTTTGATATATACCAGCAGCTTGTGTTTCCATAGGATCAAGGTTAGCTATACGTTGACCAGTAAAAGCTTGATAAGGTTGATCAAATACTTGCTCTCCTCGTCTTAAAGTTCGTTCTTGAATTTCTTTAAAGTAAGCAGGAATATCATAGCTAGTCGATGACTGCGATGGTGCCTGTACTACAGTTGTGTTTGGTTTGAAAATACTACCCATTGACTATATAAGTTCCTCCGATAACTTTAAATCCTAATTTAATAAAAGCCTTGTCTTTTCTTTCAACGTCCTTACCTTGAAAGACTTCACATATCGCAGTCACTTTATTAGCTAATGCGTATTCTTTAAAAACAATCATTACTGAACGAAATATCCTAAAGTTTCTATGTTTAGGATTAACATGTAACCATAAAGTTCTCATGAACTTTTTGTCACTATACCATGTTTCATCAACTGTTGCAGCCAATGTTCCAATAATTATATTTTCACATTCTACTACTATAACAAAACTATTCTTAATGTAAAATACTATATTCTCTAAAGCTTTAGTATTATTAGTGTTTCCAAAGTTAAATGGAGCCTCTGTAAGCCACGTTTTAAGTAGTTCTCTTATACGAACAGCATCAGATATTCGAGCTGGTCTTATAGTATATTTATCTTTTTCCATCTTGTTTTATGTTTACTCTTAAAGTACCAAATCTCCAATTATCTCCGATATCATTGTTTTGTATTTTAATATTAGATTGTCTACCACGAATACGTGTATTAACGAACCTAGTTGTGTTATTTACTGTCAAAGTTTCTCCTACTGTTGCTGAATCATTAGGATAGTCTTTAACACTTAAAGTAATGACAGTATTTCCAGTTTGATCTTGAAAATCAGGTATAACTTTATTAATAAAGCTAAAAGTTTCACCATCAGCAATATCTCCATCACCTGATTGAATATAAGCTGATAAAGCAGCTCCATCAGCATTCACTCCTGATTCTTGAGCGTAGATTAAACTTCTTCCTTGAGTTACTCCATTAATTGTACTAAAAGAAGTTGCATTAGAATTAGCTAAATATTCTGTAGCTAAAGGATTAAATTCAACTCCATTATCTTGATAAGTACTTCTATCCATCGTTCCAAAATACCAAGAGTTTTCTAAATAATTATAAATTACATAACGATCACATTGATCAGAGGCACTAGAACAATAATACCATATTACTTCAGAGAAGTTAGAATTTTGTGCAGCATAGACTTGTGCATATTGAATTTTATTAATATTATCAAATACATGATTTAATACAGGACAAGGTATTTCTTGAACTGAGCCTGCATATCTAAAGAATTGTCCATCAGACATCCAGTAAGCTACATCATCTATTACCATCGCACTATTTAATCCTACAGCTCCACAGTCGTTACCTAATTGTCTAAAGCCAAATATAAAAGGAGGACCAATAAAAGACATTGATTGCATTGTAGTATCTGTCCATACTAATATAGTTCCTTTAGCAGGTCGAGCACATCTTATTTCACTTCCTCCAGCTATTCTTTGTGATCCCGCAGAGTTAGTTACATTAGGTGTCCAATAATTATAATTTTCCTGATCAGACCAACGAATAAACATTTTATCTTGTGTTGCAGGTGAACTTATAGTTGTCTCTGTACCCATACAGACAACATGTCTAGTTTCTGTAGATATTAAAGATAAACTAGAAGTAGTAGGAGCATTAGCAATAGCAGTAGCTCTATTATCACTCATTCCTCCTGAAGTATCCCATTCGTAAGTTCCACCATCTTTTTGTGTTATTACTAAATCTTCTCCCCAATTATTGATAGACCATAACCGTGCATCAATAGTTACATTAGAGGTTGTTCTGGCAGTTCCCCAAGTACTAGCACTCCAAGCTCCTGATCCCCAACCATATCCAAAAGTTTGTTCATCTGGACCTATATTTAATTGATAGGTAGCTGTACAATTAGCACTAGGTCCTACTGTAGAAGTTGCAGTAGCACTACTTAAAATAGTATAAGCATCAACATTTGTTATACTTAAAATTTCATATTCAGCATCAAAAACAGTTGATAAAATTCCACCGACATTTGCACTTACATTACTTAAAGTTACAAAATCACCTACATCAGCTCCATGTGCTGTATCTGAAATAGTTAAAGTAGCACTTGTATTTGTAGTAGTAATAGCATTAACAAGAGAAGCTGTTTCTCTTATAGGAGTAATATCTTGATTAGTTCCCGAAGCATAAACATATACTTTTCTATCAGTTCCTATAGCTTCATAACGAGAACCATTTAAAGCAAACCATTGTTCTAAAGCTCTTCCAACTCCTACATAATATTCTTCACTAAATCTAGTCCATCCACCTATTTTTTGAGGAAGTCCTTTACGAAATCTTACTTTATCACAATCAATCCATTTACCTTCTGCACCTGTTTCGGTGTTTTCAGTGTCTATTCCAGGTTGAAAATTTAATTGAGTTAATGGCATAATTATTATTATATAACAAAAATTATAAAATTATACTAAAATATAAGGAGTATAAGAGTGGTGTTCTCATACTCCAAAAATATTATATTATCGTTTAAACCAAGATGGAAGACCTAAATGTAGGCGCTTATCAAACATATTATCTTTAGACCCTGGTGTTTTTCTGTTGTTATAATGAAGAAAGACTTGTGCACAATCTTTACCTTTAAATTTATTACGCCAATGCTCTAATTCACAACCAGAATAGACTAACATGTCTCCTGGTTTTAAATCTACTTTGATTCCTTTTTTTCCTACTTCTCCTGACGGCTCTAAATATATTGGCCAATCATCACCACCAAGATTCATAGTTGTCGATATCTCACAACTAAATCTATCTTTATGTCTTTTAAGAATATCACCTTTTTTATAAATCCTTGCATAAGTATAAGCTGGATATAGTTTTAATCCGGTAGTCTTTTCCATAATAGGTTGACAC